TCTAGCGAGAACGCTAGTGTGTCGATGTTCCCGAAGTAGTCGAGTTGCTCAAGTACCCAAGGCCCACAGACTCTATCTGCGTACCAAGTATTGTCGAGCGAATACCCTAGAGAATCTAAATCCCCGCGGGAATCCAGTTCTTCTAGGGTAAGGGGAATCATGCAAGCGTCACACTCAAGCTACCGATAGCAATCTTGAAAATATCGCCGGTATCAATAGCCTTGGAAGTATCCAAAGGAGTATGGAACAGCATATTGCCCGTCGAGACTGCATCCCAAATCCCAATATGCGACACAGTACCCCACGAGGAGGTGCATTGCGGGAACTCAACTGCTGCGCTATTGGTAGACACACCATTGGAAGGTGCGGCCATCGTCACGGAAGTACGGGCATACGAGCCACCAGAAACTTCAGTGCCGCTACCAGCGTCAGTCGGGTCAGCAGTGTGCAGCGAGACAAAGCAAGTGGTCGGGCTGGTGTACGAGGTATTGCGAAGAACTGCGTTAATCAGCGCATTCTCCAAGTAATTGCTCATTTCAGACATTTTTAACTCCTATCGAGTAGCAACAGACATTGCAAGAGGCGCGGCAGAATATTCGCCTTGGTCATCGCTAGTCTGGATGTTAACTACAGCACGGTCATACAAACCAGCCCACACTTGAACCCTTGCATCATTCATCAGATACGGTTCTGCTTCAGCAAGAGAAGCATAAAGCAGCGCATCAGGACAGTTAGCAAGGAAGGTATTAGAAGTATTCGAATCACTCAGGAAATCAGGTCTTGCGTAATACAGCATCTGAATCGTGTAAGCAGTATCTGGAATTGGTGCAAATTGAAATTCCGATGCCAGAACCGTGTATTGACGAGGAACACCTGCTTCAGAAGAACGAGTGTTCCGATAGAACGCATTCGGAGCCTGATACTGAAGCGGATACACCGGATTACCATCCAGATGGATATCCCTCAGTTGAAGGAAGTCTGACGGCAGAGCAACAGTGGAATCTCCGGCAGTTGTGGTTGTGGTAACCACCTTGAGCATCTGACGGATACGCAAGTCACGGCGCATCCGCTGTTCAGCCAGTTGGATGAAGTCAGGAATAACCGAGGTCAGGTCAGACCGTGCGAGATAGTTCGCTACGGTTGTCTTGAGGTCAGAATAGTTACTTAGGGCCATTGTTAAATTCCTCTAGCGTTTCGTCTTCTACGTCTGACCATCGGTGTTCCCTAGCACCAACATGACCAATGTGCATCGACAGCTCGTGGTCTACGAAAGTGTCGTGTCCAGCATCCTGAGCTTTGATGCAGAAATGCACATCCTCACCGATAATTCCGGTCTTGCCCCAAGGCGCGTCAAACCACGGTCTCGGGACTGATTCAAATACTTCCTTGCGAATCAGCACAGCACCAAAACCGATAGCAGTAACCTTCTCGATACCCTGCTTGCCTCGGCTATCAATCTTTTCCCACCAATGAACTGTCTTGCCGTCCTTTTCTTCAATGTGAAGATTGAGTGCGGTAGGCAGAATAGGCGGTCTACGAGTGGTGGCATTTACGCCACAAATGCCTACGTTTCGACTCAAAAGGATATTAACCATGTCCTTCGGGAAACGCATATCACTATCAATAAACAAGACTGCATCGCAGCCTTCCTTCAACGCGATTTGAACAAGTTTCTCGCGTTGGTCAAAAATCAGTGTGCCGGGCATCGTATACATCATTAGCCCGTTACCCTCTTCAGCACAGCGGGTCTTTACGTCATAAGCAACCATCTTTGCAAAGTCGAATGCAAAACTGGTCATCACTTCATCACGGCACGGTACGCAGACTCCGACTTTCATAGTTGTCCCCTGTAGGTTTTGCAGGCAATACCAATTTCTGTGGTGTTCAGCCATTTTGCGAATGCGTTGTCGTCAACAATCGCAAATCCATGCATGATTCCCATTTTGTTCAGGTCGTCAATGACCGTGTTCGGGATTCTAGCTACATGGTGCAAATCTTCTACAAAGCCAAGTCGAGCCTTATCTGCTTCTAGGTCAACCTTGTTTTGCTCAAGAATGTTAGTAATGTCCTGAGAGGTCTCAATCACTACCTTATCGTCGATAGTGTGAAACTTCTGGACTCTCGTACCATCATCAAAGATGATTCTTGACATTGTTTCCTCTATAGGAAAACGGAGGGGTTTCCCCCTCCGTCTTTTACTTCATCACAGAGCCATATTGAGGTCAGCGACGATGCCGTGAGCGGCTTCATTCTTGACTTCAAGGGTGCATTCGACAAGGATTTGGGTCTTGTCGCTGTCACCAGCCTTAGCCAGTTCGTTAGTCTGGAACGGACGCAGATACGCAACAGCAGCGTATTCCGGGTCGAGCACCAGAGCATCACGAGCACGCATAAAGCGGTTCGGAACAACCGACATCGTGCCGAAGTCGCTCATGTACACATCAGCAGCGCCGATAATGGTGGTCGGCGTGTTGGCGGGAGCCATGAAGCGTTGGGCAGCGATACCAGCAAACGACGAGACCTTCTGCTTACCAACCGGACCAACCATCAGCACCTTCGGATTGCCGCCCGAAGTGAAGATAGCGGAGACTTCGTCCTTCAGGAGTTGCTCGGTGAAGGTGCGTTGCGTGCCATCGGTACGGGTCGAGACACCGATAGTGGTGGGGTCAGAACCGCTAGAACCAACGCTGGTGTTGGTCTTCAGCCACGAGAGCAGCGAACCCATCTTGCGAGCCGTCGAGTTCGACGAACCAGCCGATTGACCTTGGTTAGCCAGAAGGATGGTTTCGAGGTCACGCTTCAGTTCAGCCGAAGCCTTAGCAAGTTGGTAAGCCTTTTCCGACTTACGACCGGCCTTGTTCACCGTATCCAGAGTGCCCGAGACCTTGATGGTCTTTTGCAGAATCTGGGTGTAGTTGCCGAGACGAACGGTGGGCGACAGGGTAGCGTCCGAAGCGTCAGCACCTTCAACAGCAGCGTTGTTGGTGGTGGCGGCAGCGAGGCTGTCCGTTTGCCATTCGTGGTAAACAGCGGTTGCCTTGGTGCGACCAATCGACGATTGGAACGGGGTGTCAGTCGGGGAAATGTCGTAAATAACGTCAGCGAGGTCTTCACGCAGACCCTTGGCGTCATGTGCGTTATAAATAGCCATTTTGATTCTCCTTAGAGGAACTTTTCAAATAGTGATGCTGCGTCTTGAACCCTACCGGATTCGCGCAACCGTGCTTTTTGCTTCTTAATCTGCTCTCGCTCCGAAGCCTGAGCCTTTGAAGTACCGGGCTTAACCATTTTAGGCGCTTCGTTAACCTTCTTGGTTACCGCAGGCTTATTCTGCATAAGTTTCCGATACTGCATACCTTCGTAAAGCGAGAGAACAGCGCGAGAGTCATAAACAGAACCGAGTTCTTGGTCAGTCCAGCCAATCGACTTGGCATACTCACGAATCTCCTGACGTACTTTCATGCCCTTTTCCTTGTCGGCATAGTCAGGAACAATCGCAGCAATCTTCTCCGCTTCGCCTGCAAGATGAGTCCGTAGGGCTTGAGCATTTTCCGCTTGTTGCATTTGAGCAAGGCGGTCTTGTTCAGCGCGGACAGATTGCAGTTGCTTTTCGCGTTGAGTTTGGTCTGCGACTTTTACCGCGTAACCAATTGGGTCTGTTTCTTTGAGATACTCAATGTCTTCTTCTGGAACATTCAGGAAGTTTTCCAGAACTTGAAGACGTTGGGCATACTGCTCCCGCAGTTGTTTGGCCTCTGCAATAGCAGCCTTCTCTGTTTCCAAAGCGCGGCGTTGCTCGGCGACTTCTGTGGTTTTCTTGGTGTAATCAGCACCCAGTTGATAGTTCTTGATGAGTTCGTCAATGGTCACCTCCTTTTCTTCGCCAGCCGCCCTTACGCGGTAGCGAGGAGATTCTTCGACTTCCTCAATTTCTTCTTCTGGTTCCTCTGATTCTTCATATTCCTCAGAGTCTTCAGCCTCTACTTCCTCTTGTTCGGTTTCTTCCAGTTGCTCCGGAGAGTCGGAAGGCTCCTCCATCAAAGAAAGCATACGGCCTGCAGCTTCATTTACACCCAATTCTCCACTCCCGGACTCCGGGGTCATGGTTTGCTCAGACATTTCGTTACTCCACAGTTTGCGAATCTATCGGGTTCGCATCCGGTTCTCTGGAATCAGAGAATCTTCCAGCGTTTCTTCTCAATTTCCTTCTGAGCAGCAACGCTTTTAATACGTCCGATGATTTCATCCAAAACCATCATGTTTCTGTAAGCAGATTCACGCAGTTCAAAATCAGACTCGCCTGAGTTCTTAAACCTATCAATCTGCTCTTGTTGATAATTATTGATTATCTCTTGAAAGAACTCATCAGACAAGAGATGTTGCGCCCGTGTTGGCTTGTCCAATCGGAACTCCTATGTTGTTTACAGCAAGAGTAGGAACACCCAGAAGCGTTTGTGCAGGAATATCACCACGACGATTTAGTACGTCATAGCCAAGATATTGACCAGCACCAAGACCGCCACGTTGGAACATATTGTTGAAGTTCGGCGCAAAGTACGGATACTGCATCGACGGGATTTGGTTGATAAATTGCAGCGCACGACTTTGAGCAGGGTCATAAACCCATGCGGGCAGATTTGGGTCAGGAGTCGATGTTTGCGGAGTGATACCCGGAAGCAAAGATGCAGCCGTAAACAGATACGGCGTGTATGCACCCAATATCGTTCCAATATTCCTTATATCCTGACCAATGGTTGTGTCCGGC